TCTCGTTTTATTGACTTAACTATTTTTTGAAGCTGCAAAAGAATTGCTTTGTCTTCTGCACTCGCATCTTTTGCTAGAAGTTTTGGAGGACACCAGATCATAGGCAATCCTGCGAGATCACGTTCAATGCCAATGCCTTCAATGTTTTGGATGTTCTTTTTAAAATACCACGAACGGTAAGCAGTTCTTAATACTGATCGCCCTTCAGGGTTTCCTCTTCTTTTTCTAGTGTTGAACAAAAGAGATTTTTCTATTGGGATTACTGCTTGATGCCCTTTGTAGGTGTCCCATTGTTCCATGGCTGTTACATCACCATCTTCAGAAAAGTGCCACTGAAACCATGTGTCTTGTGATCTGACTGGTATTTTTCTCCACCCTATCTTCCCATCAGAAAATTTACTTCTCTTCTTTGAGTCTGATTCTTTTGGGCCCACTCTTCTCTTGTATACAATTTCATGCCAAGACCAACCATAGGTAAGCATAGAGAGTATTTCTGAGATAAAGTCCTTCCAAGAATGTGACATGTCTCCCATGCAAGACTCAAGAAACTCCTTAGCGTCAATATCTTCTTGATCTTGACTTGCTTCTTGAACCCTCCAATCGACTTGTCTTATCATCATATCTATAGCAAACAGCACTGCGCCAATGACTTCATCATTCTCAGACATTTCTTGGAATACTTTCATTCCCTTTGAGCCTTGGAGGTCTGTTAAGAATTCCTCGCTAACTCTACCACCAGTTTCTTTTAAACCAGTGACACCCAATTGGTTGAAATCTAAATTCTCAGACATTTTTTACTCCTAGACAGACCACATGCTCGACTTGAGTATAGCCAGTGGTGCAATGTTATCAACTTTTTTAACTTTAAGCCTTACAGCCCCTTGTGAGAAAGCATCAACTTGGTCATCGTGTTTTCCATTTGGGAACATAGAGCATTCTTCAATAAAATCACCCACCCAAAATACCTTCTCTGGGCGTGGTAAGTATACGTTAGCAGCTTCTACAAGAGGTTGCACTGCTAATGCCCTTGCTTCTTTCCCTCCTTTAGGTTCTACCGCTATCAATCCTTGGATGTGTTCTTTTAGAGTATCAAGTATTGCAGAGCCATTCGCTTTGTCTTCGACTAGTATTCTATCAGTCTTTGGCCATTTAGTTTTCATTGTGTTGACTGCTTTTACAGATTTACTAAAACTGAGCTTTTCTTTTGTTCTATCAACTATGTAGATATTTGCACCTTTTCTGCACATAACAAAACCACAGACATAATCAGAATTTTTTGTATCTTTAAATGCAAAATCCCAGCTATTGATCCAGTCGGTTGTTCCTTCAGGTAGTTCATCGTAATACTGCCACCAAGACCTTTTAAAGATATCTCCTTCTTCTGGTGATGGCCTTTGTCTATATAGAGCAGAGAAAAACTTTGAACCAATTTCTTTAAGAATATCCTCAAGATCTTTCTTCGTATATCTTTCAGGACATAAAGCAGCACCAACTTTGCGTCCAAGAATATCATTTTCTTCAGCAAGAGCAGATATACTGATTACTTCATAATCTTTATTTTCAGACTGCAAGGAACCCGCTAGATCGTCTTCATGCCATCGTGTTTGAAGAACAATAATAACTCCTCCTGGTTCAACACGAGTTCTGGCTGTAGTCTTCATCCAGTCTTTGTTTCTTTTTCTGTAGGTTTCTGATGAAGCTTCTTCCCAATTTTTAACTGGATCATCAATTATTAAGAGGTCAGCACCTTTTCCTGTTAAAGGACCACCTATACCAGCAGTTGACATTCCACCAGTTTTTCCTGCAACATTCCATTTTGAACTTGCTGATGAATCTTTTGAAATATTAATTTTTATTTCTTCATTATTTTGTATTTCATTTTTTGCTTTCCCTCCCCATTCAGCAGCAAATGAAGCTGAGTAAGTGGCAAGGATAATCCTTTTGTTTGGCATTAGATCAAGGAACCAGATAGGCACCCATTTAGAAATAAGAGTACTCTTTCCATGTCGAGGTGGCATTTCAACTATAAGTTTACCACCTCCTTGAGCAACCATCTGAGCGATTTTAACACTGACTAATTTTAAGTAATCGTAAGCAATCCATTTCTCTGCACTGTTCTGACTCATTCTTTCTGCATAGCTATGAGGGAAAGCCCGCCACACCTCGTTATAGTCTTCTACTTTCTTAATGGTATTGCCTATCATTCAAGAGCACTTTTACCATTGTTTAAGCTTTTAATAATTACATCTTGATCTTTAATAATATCGCTCATGCGAAGAACAAGGCTTTTTGTCCTTGCTAACTCAGAAATGATAACTGTAAGGACATCGTCTGCTGATAGTTCGTCTTGTTCTTCTTGCTGAAGAAGTCTAATCACGTCCTCAATAGCAGTTTTTTTTGGGTCTAGCTTAGGTTTTATCACTCGTCCGTTTAGGTCTATTATCTGCATTTTTTCTCCTGTTTACTTTTTTCATCTGATACTGTTGGTTGAATAATAATTTTTTATCTTCGTCTGAAAATTTCTTTTTTTCACATCGATAGAAACAATCGCTAAAAAATGTTTTGTTTTTGCTATCTTTCATGGTGTAAAAAGTTCTATTGCACCCACCTTCGCAAGTTCTAAGTTCTAGCTCTACATCTATTCCGCTAACATTGATGTTTTTACCTAGTGGTTCTTTCATCAAGATTCCCTTTGTTGTCTATTAAAAAATTTTGTTTGTTCTGTTATTTTAACATCTTTTTAAAAGGGAACGAAAATCAATCAATAGACTTTTTTTGTTTTTCTCTTTTTACAATAAAGTCAGATGCCAACTCTCTAAACTTCTCAGTAAATAAAGATATGTTTTTATCTTTGTTAGCGTCATTCTTTACCACCTTAACGGACTTCTTACTTCCGATGTGATACTTGATAATGAATACATTTTTAACTCGATCATGCTTTATGTCATCAATCCCTACATCAGTCATCTTCACTCACCTCTATGGTCATTTGGTCAACTAATTTTTCAGCCAAAAGTAATGCTTCTGGATTTTTCATCATGTCTAGTATCGTGCGCCTCGTGTCATCTATGCTCACTTCTACAGCAACATTCTGTTTCACTTCTCCAGTGTGTTCAATTTTTTGATTCCTTGACCACCTTTGGGGATGTTTTCTTTCAAGCTTCCATGCAGCTGCTTGCCAAGATTTTACTGCTGCCGCATCTATACGCATTAAGTCTCTAAGTTCCGATTCTACAACAGCTTTTTGTATGGAGTCACTAAACTGTAGATAGATAGGATCGATCATAGCAATTTTTTTTCTGATCGTTTTAAGTTCTTCTATATCGGTTTCTTCTTCCTCATTTACCAGCAATTGTCTTAGGTTAGCCGCTAATTTAAGCCACTCGAAATACAATTTTTTTGAGAACCCTACTGCAGCGCATGCTGTTTCTATATAGGCTCCGGCTAGTATTAGGCTAGATACTTTTTTCACGAGTTCATCTGTTAGTATAGAAGGCCTCCCAATTTTGTTAGCAACTTTCCTGATAGTTTTTTTAGCTTTTGTTTTTTTAACTGTTGACTTTATTTCTTTTATCTGAGCTTTTTGTTTTTCAGATGATTTAATTTTATTGTGCTTTGGTTTTTTCTTAACAGCGGCTTTCTTTTTAGCTACCTTCTTTTTCTTTGTAACCTTTGTTGTTCTAGTCGTCTGTTTCTTTTTAAGCATCTTCATCCCCTGATATAATTACATCAGGAACCTCTGAAAGTTGTTCAGTCATACATTCAATAGCTTCTTCATCTTTTCCTGTTCCTAGTAATTTTTTAAACCTTTCTAATTGTTTCATAAAAAGATCAAATATTTTTGTAGTTACGCTTATATCTATATTTCTCCACCCTTCATTATTTTGAAGTTCATTTTCTGGTAAATCATTTGTTTCATCTATTTTTTCAAATTGATCCCAGTCAAATTCAACCATTTTTGTATAGTTTTCCATATCTTCATGGCTCATTGGTAGCGTATCGACTAGATCATCTATATCAAATTCTTTTGAAAGGTTAGTAAGTAACTCAGCTAATTTTAGAGGATCAGCTGCAAATTTTGTCTCGTTTGTTTCAACTGCAATTCTTTCTGCTTGATGTTGTGTGATTTTACCCAAGTTAAAACAGATAGCAGTTTTTTTTCCAACTTCTTTTAATGCTGTCAATCTATGATTACCATTAACAACTTCAAAATAGCCTTTAGCTTTGGCTTCTCTTATTAGTAAATTTTCGATCTGATCGTTTTTAGCTATGTTTTTTTTA